TGTTGCTATTGCCTCTGCCATAGGATTAGTTACTACGGCTATTATTGATTTTATTGATAAACAAAAAGAAAAAACAAGATTAATAAAAGAGGGTAGTAAATCAGAATTAAAAGCTGCAATAGAATCTCTTAAAGCAGAAAGAGCAAAAGTAGCCGCACAAAAAAGAGGAACAGGATTACAACAAGAAAGATTAAACAAGCTAGATGAAGAAATAGAAAAACTAAGAGAACGCTTAAGACTATTAAACAAATCAAATGAAGAACAAGAAGAAGGGAAAGAGAAAATAGATGAAAAAGCAGAGGCCGCTAAAAAATTAAAAGAAAGATTTATGGAAATTGGTAAAGCTGTAGAAGAGGGAATTGTACAAAATTTAACTGATGCTGTGATGGGTACAAAAACATTAGCTGAAGCTGCAATTAATGTTTTAAATCAACTCAAAAGAAAACTTATTGAAGTAGCAATGGAAAGAGCAGTTGCTGGTATTGGTGATTTTATAGGAAATGCTTTAGGTGGGATATTAGGTGGCGGTGGCGGTGGCGTTACAAAAGTATCTGCAGATTCTATGAGATTAGGCAGAGCAGCTTCAAAGGCAACAGGTATTCCTATGAAGTTAAAAGCTGGTTCATTTGCTGAAGGTGGCAGACCGCCAGTTGGTCGTGCATCTTTGGTTGGTGAGAGAGGGCCAGAATTATTTGTTCCTTCTAGAGCAGGTACTATTATTCCAAACGATAAAATTGGTGGTTCTTCTATTACAAATAATATTAGTATTAGTGTAGATGCCTCTGGTTCATCTGTTCAAAGTGATGGTGATGGTCAGCAGTTTGGTGAGGCTCTTGCAACTGCAATTCAAATAGAAATAGCAAAGCAAAAACGTAGCGGAGGTTTACTTGCATAATGGCTACATTTGATGATTCAACACTTGGTACTACTACAGGTGCGACTACACCTACTTACAGTTCTGTTGAAACAGCATCACCGAGAAACATCACAGTCCAGTTTGGGGATGGCTATAAGTCTCGAAATGCCTTTGGCCTAAACCAAAATCCTAAATTATATAGTTTAACTTTTGTTGTTTCTGTTTCTGATGGTGATAAGATTTTAGCTTTTTTTGACGCCAGAGCTAAAGACAGTGCAAGTTTTACATTTACACCACCAGCAACAAGCACAGCAAGACAATTTATTTGTGAAAAATATCCTAGAACAAATACTTACTTAAATAGAGTTACAATACAAGCAACATTTGAGGAGGTATTTCAGCCATGACGATACCAGTTGAACAGTTACAAAAATTAGACAATATAACAGTTATTGAATTGTTTGAATTACAATTAATCCCTAATTTGCACTACGATTCAACCGATACATCAGTTACTACTTTGTATAGATTTCATAATGGTACAAACGAAATTAATACAGATATAGTTTGGAATAGTAATTCTTATACAGCTATTGCTTGTCAGGCTGAAGGTTTTGAAAGTGGCGATAATACAACAATGGCAAGACCTACGATAACTTTTGCTAATACTGTTGGTAATCTTTCTGCAATATTAGAAATTGTAAATGCTCGAACACCTTTTAATGATTTACAAAAAGCACAAGTTAAAAGAATTAGAACAATGGCTCAATTTTTAGATGCTTCAAACTTTGCAAGCAATACAAATCCTTATGGTTCACCAGATCCTTATAAAAAATTAAGTGATGATACATATGATATAAATAAAAAAATTATTGAAAATAATCAAGTATGTAGTTTTGAGCTTGTTAATACGATTGATTCTGAAGATTTAACTCTACCTAGAAACCAAATAACAAAAGATAGATTCCCTGCTGCTGGTAGTTTTGTATTTGTATGAACTGGAAAGAAGAAGCAAAAAAACATTTTATTAAATGTTCACCCAGCGAGGGTTGTGGTTTGTTAGTAGAAAGAGGTGGCAATGAATTTTTCTTTCCTTGCAAAAATATTGCTTCTCATATACAAGATGATATAACCTTTGCTATTAATCCTTTAGATTTCGCAGCTTGTGAAGATAGCGGTGCGGACATATTGGCTGTTATTCATTCTCATGTAGAAGGTAGTGCAGAACCCTCTGAAGCTGATTTAAATAATTGTAAGTTATATATGATGGATTGGTATATTTATTCGATTCAAGACGATAATTGGCATTTTATGGAGACAGATTTATGAGAAGAAAAATTAAATTATATGGGCCATTAAGAAAATTATGTGGTGTTAAGGAGTTTGAGGCAAATGTTTCTAATGTAGATCAAGTATTTAGTTTTATTAAAGTAAATTATCCAGATTGTCAGCAACATTTAGCTGAAGCCGCATACAGTATTGTTATGAATGATGTCGATATAACATTTGCAAATTTATCAATAGAGGGTGAGGGGGATATAAAAATTATACCTTTAATTAGTGGGAATATCTTTGCAGCATTTGGTTTGTCCTTTGTTACAGGTTTATTTAGTGGTTTCACTGTTACTACAGCTTTACTATATGCAACAGCTATAGCAGGTCTAACATTTTTAACAGATTTACTTACTCCTACTCCTGTTGAACCTTCAGCAGACCCACAAATAACGTCTTTTCTCAGTAATCAAACTGCTAACACTACGAAAGCAGGTGTTCCAGCTCCTTTAGTATTTGGAGAATGTCTGGTCGGATCTGTGGTTATTAGTGCTGGTTCTGATACATTAAGTGTAGATGATAGCACGACATAAAAAATGGGAAAACAATTAGGCAGCATAAGTTTATTAAAACTATCTGAGGATTTACCTCATAGATTTTTAAAGGCTGAACAGTTTTTTACTTTTTTAGATTTAGTTTCTGATGGTGCGGAAATTGAAGGATTTGCAACACCATCTAAAAATAATACACCTATTCCAACAAGCTTATTAAGTCCTAGTAGTGCAACAGATACGCAACTTACAACTGATAGTGAAAGAACATATATACAACAAGCACAAAAAGATATTTTTTTAGATGGTCGTGCTATTAGGGATTCTGCTGGTGCTGAAAATATAAAAAATACTTCACTCGCTATAAGAACAGGAACCGAAAATCAAAATATCATGCTTGGGGTAGATGAACTAAGGGCTGCAGGTAATTTAAGCCCAGCTAAAGTACTAAATAATAATAATGCGGAAGGTAATAAAGTAACAGGGACACTGAATGCTGGAACTAATATAAATAGCACCCCAAGAGGAGCAATAATTACTTTGACATGGCCTAGTCTTAGGCAGATTGGTGCGGATGATGGGGCATCTGTAGCATTAGAACCTAATACTGGCCCTAGAAAAGGTGAAACTGGTGATGTACATATTCTTTTGAGACTAAGAAATAAAAACAATGTAACTATTTATAGTAGGGAAGAATTTATAAATGGTGTTTCTGTAGGTCAATTTAGTAAAGATTATAGAGTGGATATTCCATTTAGTTATTATCAAGATGCTACTGCGATTGCAGACAATTATCCGATAAGTGTTGATGTTTTAAGACTTGATCTGGAGTTCAGGGAAGTCGGTGGTAGCAATCCTTTTGATGATAGAGGTAATAACGTACATGAGGAAGGACAAAGAAGATTTACTGAATTTTTCTTTTCAGGACTTCAAGCAATTTTGCCACAAATAGGAACAATCACAGAATTTCCTAAATCTGCATATATAGGTTTGAGGTACTCAGCAGAGCAATTTCCGAACATACCCACAAGGCAGTATTTCATCAGAGGAATAAAGATTCGCATACCGACAGGAGTAACTATTGACACCGCCAATACAGGTCGAATTATATATCCATCTGGTTACACGTTTGCAGATATAACATCACAAACTGATAAACATTGGACATCAGACCCTGCTTGGATTCTTTATGCACTACTGACAGAGGAGTATGGACTTCAAATTAATGAAACTAAGATTGATAAAGCATCTTTTTATGCAGCGAGTGTCTATTGCTCAACACCAGTTGCAGGTGAAAACACTCCAAGATATTCATTTAATGGAGTTATAAATCAAAGAAAAAAGGCTCTCGATATAATTAAAGAGGTAGCAGGTCTTATGAGGGCTACAGTTTATTATAAAAATGGTTCTATCAAAATTGCTTTAGATAAACCAGAAACTGTTACTTCTTATGTATTTACTAATGCAAATGTAGTAAATGGATCATTCACTTATTCTGGAACTGATAAAGATAAAAAATATACACAAATAAATGTTTCATATTTTAATAACGACATTCAAGAATTAGATCAAATTTCTGTTTTATCAGATAGCCTTGATGCTTCTTTAAAAGAAAATTATGGATTAAATCAAATTAATATTCAAGCTTTATTTACAACAGACAGAGAACAAGCAAAGCGTCTTGGTCGATCGATAATCTATAGTTCAAGTCGAGAAGCAGAAATTATATCTTTTGAATGTGGTTTAGAAGCTGCTGCTATTTTAGAACCTTTTATGGTTATTAAAATTGCTGATAGGTTAAAGGAATCTATCAGAGCGAGTGGCAGAATCAATACAGTTACAAGCTCTACTGTAGTTATTGTTGATGATAGTACTGATACTTCCGTTGGTTTAGTTGGAGATACTTTTTTGATTATTGACAAAGAAGGAGGAGTACAAGAAAAAACTATACAATCAGTAAGTGGTAGTACAGTTACATTATCAAGTGCTTTAAGTCCATTACCCCAAGCTGGTACGATATGGGCTGTTAAAACTGGTAATGTACAACATAGGAAATATAGAATTACAAATATTAAACAGAAAAATAATTTTGTATTCAGTATTTCAGCAGTAGTCTATGACGATAATAAATATACTTTTATTGATGACCCAAGTAGCACTCTTGGTTTAGGTAGAAGTCCGACAACTTTGTTGGATAGATTGCCTTCACCAGAAATACAAAATTTAACTGAAGAACTTAATGTTGTAAGAGGCAGAGCTACTACAAGAATTGTTTTAAATTTTAGTAATGTAGTTGGAGCAAAAAAATATCAAGTTGCTTACAGATTTAATAGTGGCAATCCCACAGTAATTAATACTACAGAAACAGAATTTACCTTAATAAACAATAAATCTGGAAGTTATGAATTTACTGTAAAATCATTTAATTCTGCTCATGTACTTAGCACTGTAGGATCTACAAGAACAATTACTGCGGAAGGCTTAGGTGCAAATCCAACAGATGTTAATAACCTAAGATTTGAAGAAAGTGGCGACAATTTAATTTTAAAATTTGATAAGGCAACTGATAAAGATGTATTGTTTGGTGGAAAGATAAAAGTTAAGTATTCTTTAGTTTCTGATGGTACTGCGACTATAGGTGATGCAAACTTTTTAAAGGAAGTTGATGGTAATTTTGATGAAATAGTTATTAATGATTATCAAAGTGGTGAATATTTTTTAAGGTTTGTTGATGTAGAAGGTAATGAGTCTTTAAATGCTTCTTCAGTGGTTGTCAATAGAACAATCACATCAGGTAATTTAGTTGCTGCTCAAATAAGAGAAAATACAAATAATTTTACAGGGTCAAAAGTAAATTTAATATATGACAGCACTATTAGTGGATTAAGGCTTTCAAGTGCAGTTAGTTTAGACTCAATTACAGATTTTAATACTCTTGCTTTAGCTGATGGAACTACTTTTGCATCACTTGATTTAGTAACTGGAGGTGGTACTGGTATTCCTAGTGAAGGCAGTTATACTTTTGCTGCTAATGATATTGATTTAGGTGCTGCTTTTAGATTACATATAGAACCACATTTTAAAAAGTCTGGATTTGATACTCTTGGCCCCTCTGGTTTATGGGATTCACATACAGATTTCATGGATGATTGGCCTGATATTTTTACTGGCAGTACAACAGTTGTTGATAGAAGTGCAGATCTTGTATTTCAAGTAGCAAAAAGTCAAACAGGAACTGCAAGTACAAGTTTTGAAACTTTTAGTAATACTGATATTATTGCCAGAACATTATCATTTAAAGTTTTAGTACAAAATTCAAGCACCTATGAAAACGTAGATATTGAAGAATTAGGTGTAAATATTATATTTAGACCAAGAACAGAAAGAAGTATTGATAATTCAAGTGCAACAAATGGAGTGTTAACAAGTTCTTCTAGTGGTGCAACTACAGTTACTTTTAATAAAAAGTTTTTTACAGGGACAACTGCTGTAGGTGGTAGTACAACTGCATTTAATCCAGTTGTTTTTATAAATATAAATAATATGCAGACTAATGATTTCTTTACTATTGATAGTGTAAGTTCAACACAATTTGTCGTAAGTATTAAAAACGGTTCTAGTTTTGTCCAGAGATCATTTACATATAGTGCTTTCGGATATGGTGAAGGGTAGTATAATAAAAAAAACATGAAGTAAAATGGCACAACCAAATGATTATGTAGTTGATAATGATACTGGTTCAGCAGTAAGAACTGATTTAAATAATTTATTTGATGCCATAAGTATTAATAATGGCTTTGGTTCTGTGCCTACCACTAAATATAAATATATGTGGTACGCCGATAGCGTTTCAGACAAGATGAGTTTTTATAAAGCAAACCCTAGTAATGGGAAAATAGATTTTATAAGTTTAAGTGATGGCAGTTTCTTTGGCCCTAATGGATCATCTTCAAATCCATCATATACTTTTACAAATGACACAAGTACAGGTTTTTATAGAAGTGCAAGCAATGAAATAGGGGTATCTAATAATGGTACGGCAACAGCAACTTTTACAACAGGTGGACAAAATATTTTTGGGATTTTAAGTGTCGCACCAACAAGCGGTGAAGCATACATACAAGTACAGACAAATAGTTTAAACAATCAATCTGCATATCTTGATTTAGTTGCTGATACAACATATACAGATTATGGCTTACGTTTCTTAAGAGGTAATACAGGCGCAAACTCAACCTCCCAAATAGATCATAGAGGCACAGGTGGATTAGAACTCATAGCTCATGATGGCGGTACGATTGATTTTAAATTAGGTGTTGCTGCTAGTAATACTCTAGTTACTAGATGGAAATTTGATTCTGCTGGTGTCTTTAAATGGGCTGAACATTCAGGAACCTTGCCATCAGGTGCAAATGTTAGTGGTGTTATAGTACCAAAAGGGTTAGCAAGCAAAACAGGATCTAATGCTGCTGCAACATTATCAGGTAATTTGTATAATTTTTATTGGGATGGTAGTTCACCTAATCAATTAAAATGTTGGATTGATGAGCAGGATGTAGGACAGGTAAGCGGCCCATCATCTGATTATAGAATAAAACGTAATATTGCAACGCAAACGGAATCAGGAATAGACAAAATAAAAAAATTAAGACCTATTACTTATCAATATGCAGATTATAAAGTTTTTAAAGCTAGTGATTCTATTAGAGAAGGATTTATAGCACATGAAGTACAGGAGGTTATCCCAAGTGGTGCGGATGGAGAAAAAGATGGAGATTCAATTCAATCATTAAACATAGATGCAATAGTTTCAGTTTTAACAAAAGCATTACAAGAAGCAGTTGCTAAGATAGAAACATTAGAAGCTAAAGTCGCTGCACTTGAGGCAAGTTAATGGCAACATACAAAACTGCTAAAAAAAATTTTACAGTTCAAAGAAGGGCAGATTTTCCTCTTAAATTAAGATTCAAAGATTCTGCTGGCGTAGTAACTGATCTAACAAATTACACTGTTGCTGCACAAGTTTATAATAATGATCGTAGTACGTTATTTGCTAATTTTAGTGTTACTTATACAGATAGAACAGGTGGAATTGTTGATTTGAAATTAACTGATACTGATACTGAAAATTTTTCTCTAACTATTCTTGATTATGACGTAAAATTAACAGATCCTAACGGTGATAAATTTTATCCTTTAGAGGGTAAACTATTTATAAGTGAAGGTTACACAGCATGAGTTCATCTAATCCTATTGCCATTGTTGAAATTATTAGTCAAGGGCCTCAAGGCCCAGCAGGTCAGGATGGGGCGCAAGGTAGTGCCACTGTTGCTATAGGCACTGTCACCACAGGAAATGCTGGTACTAATGCAAGTGTGGCAAATAGTGGTACTACTACTGCAGCAATTTTAGATTTTACTATCCCAAGAGGCGAAACTGGGCCGCAAGGAAATCAAGGGGATCAAGGAATTCAAGGAATTCAAGGCACAGCAGGAAATGATGGGGCTGCAGCGACAATAGCTGTTGGGACAGTTACTACTGGTGCTGCTGGATCTTCTGCAACTGTTACTAATTCTGGATCGTCAAGTGCTGCTACTTTTAACTTTACTATCCCTAAAGGCGATACTGGAGCGCAGGGGCCAGCAGGTCAGGACGGAGCAGACGGAGGTATAAGTGATGGAGATAAAGGAGATATTGTTGTAAGTAATTCTGGTGCAACTTTTACTATAGATAATGATGTTGTTACTGCTGCTAAGTTAGCTGACACTTCTGTTACTGCTGGTAGTTATACAAACACAAATATTACAGTTGACGCACAGGGAAGAATAACAGCAGCAGCGTCTGGTTCTGCTGGTGGTGTTACTTCAGTTACAGGCACAACTCCTATAGTTTCTTCTGGTGGTGCAACCCCAGCTATTAGTATTTCAGCTGCTACAACATCTGCTGCTGGTTCAATGAGTGCAGCCGATAAGACTAAATTAGATGGAATCGAAAGTAATTCTACTGCAGATCAAACAGCCTCTGAAATAAAAACTCTCTTACAATCAGATAAATTAACAGTTAATGAAATAGCTGATGATGCTATTACCACAGCTAAAATTTTAGATGATGCAGTTACTGATGCTAAGTTAGCCAACTCTATCAATACAGCTATAGCAGCAAACACAGCTAAAGTTACTAACGCAACACATACAGGTGATGTTACTGGTTCGACTGCATTGACAATAGCTAATGATGCAGTAACCACAGATAAGATAGCTGATGATGCGGTTACAGCAGACAAACTAGCTAATTCAATAAATACTGAAATAGCAGCTAATACTGCAAAAGTTACTAATGCCACCCACACAGGTGATGTGACAGGTGCAACAGCTTTAACTATT